TTGAAATAGAGAAGCATTATAACTTATTCTATAATGACCTACTGCTATATAATCAATTGATTTAGATACTACTCCATTATCTGCATAGTCTCCAACTTGTGTTTCAAAAGTTGTAACAACTGTTGGGGCACTAGTTAATATTTGTGTATAACTACAACTATCTATGAAATAATGTGAAGGTAATTTTGTATATCCTAGAAAACTATTTATTCCATTATCTAAATACTGTTTTCCATTTTCACCAACATATAAATAATTACTAGTTCCATATGCACCTTGACCAGCAGTATTAAAATCATCAGCAAAATTTACTTTAGTTTGAGATAGTCCATCAATTGTACCAATTAATCCACTTATTCCTTCTTCTGTATTTTCATTAATTAAACTCAAATCTCCACCTCGAATATATAATTTAACAGTTTCATCAATTGTTCCATCAAAAAATGAAATTGCACTATATATACTTGTTCCTATATCTAATACTGCACCTAAAACGATTCCATCTCCATTTGGATAAACAGCACTAATCGAACCACCTAATTCAGTATTTACACTAACATTTCCTGTAATACCTCCTTTTGGAGTTCCTGCTAATGGGACAAAATCTTCAGGACCTGGGATGAGTTCCCAAACGGCTGCATCTTCTGTTGGATCTGGACAAACATAAGTAATACCATTATCAAGCACCCATCTTGAGCCTTCTACAAAACCTTTAGTTACATCATCAAATTCTGTTGGTTCAGCCAATCCTGTATATCTAACTTCACGGATTGTAGATCCGTCTTGTTGCATTACATATAATCTTCCTGCTTCCCACTTAAGTTCATAGTCAACTGAGCATCTTAGGGCAATACCTCCATTACCACCAATATCTGCATCAGTTGTACCTTGTTGAAGTCTAGCACCATTATTAAAATTAATAGTAGCTCCTTCATCCATTGTACCACCTACTAAAGGAAGATAGTCTCCTACTGCACCATCACTATTAATAATAGGATTTAATGGGTCTGAATCATCTATAGTTACATTGGTTCCAGCTACTACAGATTGTAACCCTGAACCTGGAGGAGTTTCTTGCAGTGCTGTTATAGCATCTACAATAACATTTAAATGTCCAAATCTTGCAGTATTTGCATCATTAGGAGTTTTAACTATAGGATCTAATCCTGTATTACCTAGCTCAAATTTTTCCATAGTTTAGCTGCAGCCACAACCACAACCACCAGTTGTAGATGCACCACACAATTTTTGTAGTTTGTTTAATAGTTTAGTAAACTCTGCAGCACCTAAAGATTCTGCTGTTGCTTTTAATGCTTGCAAAATACCATCTGCAAGTAAGAAGTCTTCATAAGCTTGTGAATCACAATCAAGACATAACTCTTCTGCAACTGCTGCTGCTTTATTAGCAACACAACAAGCTACATTACAATACACTGCAAAAATAATTTCTGAAGAATATGTAATGTTATTATTATCTGTAACAGTATATACAATATTATAGTAACCATCAGCTAAGTTAAAACCACCTGAAGTATTTGTAGGTGTGTATTGATATAACTCAAATTGTGGAAATAAAGATTCTTGTATTTTATTTAATACATTGATTGAAGTTGCAACACCACCATTTAGTGATATATCAATAGTAGCTGAAACAGCATAAGTTGTATGACCTGCTGATGTTCTCCATAAAGAATCATTAGAATTCCAACCAAAAGGGTTAGTATTTATATTATAAAACCCACTAGTGTCGTTAAATGTTATACCTGTGCATCCATTAAGACAAGCAGATATTGTTGGTATAAATGCCATAATATATTATAGGTTTTATTATAAACAAAAATAGTGAAAAACCTAATTCAAAAACTAGGTCCTTCACTATTCTTATCTAAAAATTAATTGTTATACGTTAGAATCTGGGAAAGCAGCAGCAGGTAATGCTAAATTAGCAGGAACCCATGCATTAAATATATCTCTCAAAGTATCTTGATTATCTGTCGGTAAAAAATCACCAACACCATCTCCACCAGCCATGTAAATAATAACTTGTCCTTTATTTTCACCAGCACCAATAAGTGAATTAAGTCTGCTTAACCAGCTAATAACTACTGGGTTATATTGTACATTAAGAGTATCTTGTTCACGGAACAATGGTGGAACTTGATCAACAAATACTTGACCTTCATCACCCCAAGAAATGTACTCATCATTAGCAACTTGCTCATAAACAGCAACACCATCAAATGCACCAATTGTAGTTACAACAGTTGGTGTTGTAGTATTAGGGAATCCTTCAAGGAATGTGTTAAATCTAACTTTGTCATATTGTCTCCATCTGTTAACATCATACTTTTGTTTGATACCTGTAATTTTGATACCAAAAATTGTAGTACTTGTTTCTGCAGTAGCTTTAGCAACTCTTAAATTACCAGTAGCAGCAACACCAGAAACAGTTTCACGATTAAAAGAGTTTTCTAATATTATATTATTACCGCTTTTTCCAGCAACTTTGTATGTTCCTACTGTTCCATCAGTAGCACCAGCACCAGGAGTAGATTGAATATAATCTCCAGCAACAAAATTATTAGCAGCAGTTGCTACAACAACTTTTGAATATTTAGTGAAAGTTAGTGTACCTCCAGCTCCTCCTGGAGTTCTTGTACCAGCTAAAGTTACTTCTGAAAATACTCTCCAATCAGTAGTTCTATTTGGTCTAAAGTTTTGAATAAGAGAAGCTACAAGACCATTAGCAATTATTGCTGCATTAATAGCTGCATTACCAGTAGAACCAAAATCTGGTGATAAGAATGTACCATACTTGTAGTTAGCAGGACGTTTACCATAAATAAATGAGTTTGGTGTATGCTCAAGTTTTATAGTGTAAAAATTGTTAGAAGCTACTTGGATTGTGTTAGTGTTAACACCATCATATCCAATGTAAGATACTTGTTCTGAAGCAACAGCACCAGAATAAGCAGATGTTTGAGCAAGTTCAGATAAACTTATTACTACTTGTTGTAAAGGTAAATTAGCACCACGATCTTTGATAATTTTGATTTTATCAAATTTAACTACTTCTGTAGCATCTAATACTATGTTAGACATATTAGTAATACCTACCCAACCAGCTACACCACTGTTAGTGGATCCTGGAGTTACTACTGTTCCAGCAGTAGGAGCAGTTGAAATAGAAGGCATAATAAATACGCTTTTAATGTTATTTTTTGAATCTAAAGCCATTTTTTAAAATGTTAATTTGTTGTTTGTTTTGTTTTACAAATATATAAAATATTTATTCTAAATTCTCTGCACTTAATTGGTTAGCAGGTATCTGTTCTCTCACTGCTGCAGAGAGTAATTTTACAGCGATGTCACAGATACTTTGATGTGATATTGGGTCTAATTCACAGTTTACAGGTGAACTACCAATTACAATATCTCTAGGATATTTAATGTATCTCATATAATAATCAGTAACACTAAAACTACCATCAGTAATAATACCATGTATTTTCCTTTCTACAGTATTTACAGTTTTAGTACCATGTTCTAATCTCCATATAATACCTTCAGAACCATCAGTCCAAGGTTTCTTATAAGGGTTAGAATAATTTAGATTATACTCATCATGAGATATTGGGATTGTTGTAATTCTATTATATGTAGATGTAGTACCACATTGTTTTGTGCTAGTAGTACAACCTTCATAAATAGGTAGCATACAATCAACTGGAATTGCCCAGAGAGTTTCTCCAGGCAATGTTCCAGTAGGATTAATTAATTTTTCAATAGGAGGAGTAGCATTTCCACTATCCTTTACTAATGATGATAACTCTTGTATTCTAATTTCAGTTTCTTCAAACCCTTCCATGTTTCTATTACTCTTAGGGTTGATTCTTTGTAATACATAATACCATTGAGCTTTTGTTAGAATAATGCTTGCTTCAGGGTCAACAAACCCAGGAGCACTTTGTGAGTAAAGTGCATCATATGTTACAAGGACATTATCCCACATTTCATTAGCTGTCATACACCAGATTGTTCTTTAAGTCTTTCTATAATAGCAAAGTTTTCAGAATCATTAATGAATTTAATTGCATTCACTTGTGGTCCAATATCTTTACCATCTAGGAATTGGTAAGTTTTTTCTTTAGTTAAAATTAAAGCACCATTCTTTAAAGCTTTCATTAATAATAATTTTGCATCTTTATTAACGTCTTTTACTACTTTAAGAAATTGTGCAGGTGAATCATTGACAAGTTTACCAACATAGGCAAACACATAATCATAGTTTGTAGTATTACTAATTCTATTATCATATAGCCACATAATTTCCTTTAACTCTTCAATATCTGCTTTAACTCTTGCAAACCAAGAATAAGCATCTAATTTCAAGTTTAATTCTTCTTTCTCTTGTACTTCAGCAACTTCCTGATCTACTATCATAAATCTATATGTACGCTTTTTGTTTTTCTCAGAAGGTGATGGAGCCACCACATTCTTATTTAGCATTAGTACTTTATATTTTAGCATATCCATTGGACTAGATAAATCCAAAGTATTTGCTTCATTTCTCAATTTAACAGTACCCCCTCTTTGCCAAAATGTATCTGGAAAACGATTACCTTTTTCATCAGTTTTATATTTAGTGATGTCAAGGTCTCCTTTATTCATTCCTAACATTCTTTCAAAGAATTCTTGTTCAGTAATTTCATCATCAGGAAACTCAGGAGTTCTAACTTTCTTGATGTTGTCAAGTGGTCTAACATATAGACCTGTCTTTTTACTTACTGGTACTGACAAATAAGTGAGTGCAGTATTAAACTGATAAGAACCATTAGTCTTATCTTTACCATCTTCACTGATTTGATATTTGTGTCCCCAACTATTGGGTCTTACAATTGGTACAACTTTAACTACTTTATCAATAAAGAAGCTTTCTAGTGGTGTATCCAATATTTCTGTGTCATTAATCTTTTTAGCCATTTTCTTATTTTTTACAAAGGTATAAATAAAGGAGGATGTATTTCAACCCTCCTTTATTGTTATTTATTAAACTAGGTTGTAACGGAAATCCACTACTTTTGTTGGATCAGTAATCATCATTCCACCCCACATCATTCTGTGAATTTCATAACCATCAGATCTAGATACTGCCATTGAAGGAGAACCTTTACCTGCAGGTGTGAATGGATCACGCATACCTGGGATATAACGGAATACAGATGGTTGACCTTTTACAGATACTCTCTTAATTCCTGATTCACCACCAAAATCCATAGCAATCATTCTACGAGATTCAGTAGTTCCACCTTCTGGGTGAGTCTCTGGGAAAAGAACTTTATCATCAAACATTGGACAGTACATTAATTCAAATGTAATACCATTGATTGAATAGTATTTAGTGAATTGGAAACCAGCAGAAAGCGGCTTAGGAATACCTGTAAGTTTTCCACCATTTTCTTTGTAAACAGAAGTATCATTACTACGACCTGGACCAGAACCTGTATTGCTTAACAATAATTCAGTACCACCTTTAGCAAGTACAGCTCTGTGGAAATCACGGATACCATATTCACCTGTACACAAAGTAACAACACGATTACCCATTTCAATTCTACCAATAGATAGATCCAAGAATACTTCAGTTAAGAAGTCCAAGTCAAGAGTTGAATAATAGTGAATATTAGATGGTGCAATTTGCTCAAACAAACCAGCACCTGATTCTAATGGATATTTACCAGAAGCATCTTTGTTCAAGAACAAATCTTTTTCTGTAAAGTTGTGTAGACCATAAAAGTGCATAACTACGTTAGCAACTTCAGCTTGGTACATAGCTACCATATCAAGGTAGTTAATCCAAACTTTTTCTTGCTTACCATCAAGACCTGGGAATGAAAACTCTAATGGGTAGTTTTTACCTTCGTTAATCATGTTACCAGGAACTTCATACTCAAAACGCTGCATTGTAATTCTGTTACGCATTCTGAATGGTGAAGTGAAATTAGGCTTTTGACCACGGCTAGAAAGTGTAGATGGTGCTACGTTAAAAAACTTAGCCCAACGCTGACCAGCTTCAAGTTCTTCTGCAGGAACAGAAAGAGTTGGATCTGATGTCAAAAGTTCTACTTCATACTCAAAGTTAGTACCTTTAGGTTTAACAGAGATTACACGAAGTAAGTATTCTGCTTTGTTACCTTTGATAATGTTATCTGCTTCAAAGTATTCTTCACCATATACCATATAGAAAGCAGCAACACCTGCACCTAGTTCACCTGCTTCAGCAGCAGTAGTTCCAGCAGCATCATATGCTTCTAATAAAGGAATATTTTTTTCATGTTGACCTTGGAGCATCCACTCATAGTAGTTATTTTCTTCAACTTCCACAGTTGGAAATTGATTAAGGAAGTCAAACATCGCATTCTTCAAATTAGTTCTAAAAATCTGGTGAATGGTGTTAGTTACAAGCTGAGGTCGCTTCATGTATAAAGCTCCCAAGTTATTTGCAGTTACTAGACCATTGTAGTCTTTGGCTGCGTATTTCTGTAGTTGAAATAATTGCATGGTTTTATTTATTTATTTTTAAGGAAATGTTCAAGTGAGGATAACACATCAGACTCTTTTTCTGAAATATTATTACTCAAGTTTGAGCCTGATCTAAAAGCAGCTTTTTTTAATCTGTCATCAATAGATCTTGATACTTTAGTTTCTGCTAATCTCATTAGTTTAGTTAAGTCAGGTTTAAGATTACCTCTTTCATCTGTATTAAATAAACCAAGTTCAGTCAGATAATGCAACTGCATTCTAAAAGCTTCAGGATTTTTTCTTGACAAGGCTGCTACTTTGTTTAATGGTTGTTTATTTTCGTCATAAGCAACTGTTTCTGTCATTGACTTATACAGTTGGTCTTTCATTTTATCTGTAAGTGCTACACCTTTGAAAATCTCAGGTGTATTTATAATTGCTGACTTAAGAGCTTGCAGTCTTTGTCCAGCTTCTTGTTGTCTTTTTTGAGCAATGTATTGTTCTTCTTGTTTTTTAAGTTGTATTTGTTTTTGAGTATCTTGATTTAATGATTGTGCTGCTTCAAAACCTTCATCAGCTAATTCATCTAAATCTCTAGCTCTTTCTACATACTTATTAATCTTATCATTAGAAAATCCTTTTGTTCTAAGAAGTTCTCTGTAAAGTTGTTCTGCTTTTGCAGGATTACTTTCAAGGTCTTCTTTAGTTACACTAGAATAATCTACTAATTTACTACCAATATCAGATGCTGAATCTTCATCTAACCCATCCATAAATAATTGGAATTGAGTTCTCATTTTAGCTGGCATCTCAGATACAACTTCTTCAAAGATTTTTAAACCTCTTTTAAAGTCACGTCTTTCCATTAAGTATTTAAAACTCTCAGGAGAACCATCAAATTCAAAATCATCATCAGCAGCAAAATCTTCATCATCAAATAAACCTTCAGACTTTAGCTGTTCAGCTAAAACCTTATATAAAGGTTCATCTTCTTTATCATCTTTCAAAGAACTATCAGCATCACTAGGAGCAAAATCTTTTGCTTTCTGTTCAATGCTTTTCTCATCATCACTATCTTCTTCTGAATCACTTATCAGATTAGAAAGCTCTGTGTCAAAATCAAAATCACTACTTTCAGCAACATCCTTAATTAAGTTCTTGTCTGAAGAGTTGTCAATTGTTTCTACTCCACCATCTGGTCCACCAAATTCTGGAGAATAATACTTATTTACTTTCATTTTTCTTACTTGTTTACAAAATTATGTTTATTAATTCTTATCTTATTGTTATTTAAGCTTATTCTATATAGCTTATTTCTTGTCATATTTATTCTTATTTTCTCTTGCAACCTTTAGAGCTGTCTCTGCTTTGAGTTCTTCAATCTCTTTTTTAGAAGTGATTTCTTTCTCTTTAACAACTAATTTCTTTTTCTCAATTTCATTCTTTTGTTTATCTGCAGTATACCTTAATTGATGCTCTCTATCTTTTTGTACTTGCTCAAAAGTTTGCTTTTGTTGTTGTAAGGCAATTTTACTTTGCTCTAGTACATCAGGTATCATATTTTCATTTACATCTGTTTCTTGTGCAAAACCTAATGCTTTAAGAGTTTCAACTTGGATTTTATTATCTCTATCCAATTGTCTATTGACATCTTCTCTATCAAGCTTTTCATACTCAAGCTGTAATGCTTGTTGTTGTAATTGTGCTTGTTGTTCTGCAAGTTCTTTTTCATGCTGCTGTTGAGCCTGTTGTTGTTCTTGCTGTTCTTGAGCCATCTTATCCTGAGCTTCTTCTAAATATCTAGCCAAGCTTGATATACTATCTTTTTTGTAGATTTCAATGAGGTCTCTAAACTTAATCTGACCTGTCTGCATACCTGCATGAGCCAATTGATTAAGTGCTTGCATAAGTTCTTGAGTATTTGGACCATCATCTATGTGGATATCATATTCAGATTCACAGAATTCGTCATAACTATTAACTACTTCAACCATCATATCATCACCTACATACTGTACTTTCTTTGGATTTTGTTTCCAAACATACTTAGCAACTTCTAATAATCTCTGCATACAATCTCTTTTAAATGAGTTGTGTAGTGAAAAGTATTTCTCAGTCATTGAGTTAGATGCTGACCATCCCATATTAGATGTACCTACATTGGCATCACCTTTAATATCACCTTGTCTGTATTCATTAACTCCAGATATTAAATCCATCTGTTGTTTAATAAATCCAATAAGGTTAACGTGCTGTGTAATATAGTTACCCATTTCAAGGTTAATACCTTGTGCTGACATTTGATTAAAAGTACCTGCAGATTTACCTTGCATTGGTCCTTTAATTACTTCATTAGTTGGATCTAAGAATAAAATGTTAGTTGCTTCTGCATACTGCAACCACTTCAAAGGATCCCACTCTGATGGAATCATACTTACATTGATTCCTAACATTGGGCCTTTGTATTTTGATAAGGCTAGGTTTAATCTGTGGAAATAAATATCATATAAATAATCCATAGGTTTAATATTGTCCATGAAAGACATTACCCTTGAATTATTTGTATTACAGTAAATACCTACATAAGGTGGTTTACTTTCTGATAAATTAGCCATACTCCTTGATTGATAAGGGATTGGTCTAATCTTTACATAAATATCGTTTGCTATCTTCGTCCCTTCCCACCACTCATTAATCCATATCCAATCTACTGTTTCACCAGCATCTGTATCTAATGTGTAATACTCATCTACAATCTTCTCTTCTTGACTTCCGTATTCATCATAGTACTTTACCTTTCCAATCTTTCTTCTCGACTTCCAGCATACACGCATAATTCTGACGTTTCCTCTTTGGTCGTATGCTCCCCCAAAATAGTGTGTAGCAATTTGATTAGGTACAAACAACTCCCCTGCTGTATACCCAAATCTTTCCTCTACTGTAATATCCCTATTATAAGCCATTTGAATACCACCAGTTTTCATACTGTTATATTCCTTGCTTTGCTCTAATGTATCTATCTCATCTTTAGTAAGTTCTGTGTAATAATAATCTACTACTTGACCTACTGACATCATTGTATATTCTACAATCCAATCTGCATCTTCAAGTTTATAGGTCTCAGGAGATTGTATAGTAAACAAATACAAAGGATTAACCTTTCTAAATACTATATCATTACCTAATTCCTCAATACACACTACTTCTTCACCACAAACTAGAAAATCTTCCCAACATCTTAGGAAAGTATCTGATACATCAAGTCTTTTATATTCATACTTAAGTATCTTATTAGCAGTCATCTCTTTCAAATCTTGATAATTATATTTAAGGTATTTATCAAATTTTCCAAGTTCTTTCTGCATTTCTTCTTCCATGGTTTTTTGGTCTACTTGTTGACCCTCCATAGAAGCCTCTATTTTTTGCTTAGCTACATCTACTAATTTATTATACCACATATCTCTGATATTCTCCTCTTTAGAAGAAATGCCCATTTGGTCATCAGATGATATATAAGCTTTAAATGGATACCTAGTTAATCTCTTAGCTTCTTCACCTACTAAAGTGTTAATCTTAGAGTTACCTAATCCAATATGTTGCATACTTTTAGGAGCAGCAGAAAACTCTACTCCATAAGGCTCACAAATCTGTTGTATATCTTTATCTGTAAGCATGTTGTTCCTAAGTCTGTAATTAACTTTTTTATTATAAAAAGTCTGTCTTACTACAGAGGAATCAAACATCAATACATTCTCCCCAGCATCTACACATCTCATTCCCCACTCTAAATCCTTCTTGGAATCTGGTAAAGCTTGTTCTGGTACTTGTATTACTAAATTATTCATATTAAGTTTACAAATTTACGTTTATTTAGTTTACAAATTATTACTTGGTAAACATGTTGTTAAAAAAAGCACCGCCTTCACTATAGCTGTTATCAGCAAATGGGTCATCACTGTGCTTTAAAAATCCTCTTTCTTTAAAGAAGTCAGATTCTAAAAAGTTTTTAGTACTTCTTGTTTCAGCTTGTATTGCTTGTTTGTTTAAAGTTACATCTAGTATTAATACAGCAATTAATGCTGACACTCTATCAAAGTTTCCATCCTTATTCCACTTAATCAATTCTTGTATTAATCCTGTAGAACGGAGTCTATTAACATTAAGTATTTCTGAGTTAGGTTCAATTGGTTCTAATAACCATTCTCTAATTAACTCTCTACCCCATGTATTTGTTCTTTCTGTAGCTTTAAACCCATAAGATGTATTTAAATTAGGTTTCCATTCAATCTTATCTCTAAGTTGTACTGGAGTTTCTGCTAACATATGCAAACACTTTCTGTGTTCCATGTAAGTAACAAAACCTAACTTATTAATCTCAGGAAATCCTGCAGCATTGTAATATACTATTAACTTTCTACAGTTTTCATAGAATTCTTTAGCTAATTGTGGTCTACCTGTGTACTCAGCTACTATTCTTCTAGTAAATCTATCAAATACAAAGGCACAACCTACAGAATCTGTAGTAGAATAGTCATCATCATAGGGGTCAATACCTACAACATACCTTCTAACAAAGACTTTCCCATCACTATCTTTTTGAGGTTGCTCATAAACCTCAATACACCCCTTAATATCATCATCTGGTCTACGTTTAATAGGATAATCTCTAAGTGGTAATACATTATCCATAGATGTGAACCTTAATTCACCATCTTCTTGTGGTGTAATGTAACCAACCCAATTACTCTCAACATATTTTTGAGAATTAACCTTAATATCAGCCAATCTTTCATTAAGTAGCATAGTAGGAAACATATTTCCTGATGTTACTAAGAATGCTTCTGATGGTGTGAGTGGATATTGTGTTACTGCATCTCTATAAGCTGATGGATTACCTTTTTTAGTTTCTCTATAAGCCATAATTGACTTTAAAGCATACTCTTCATTAGAATTTCCATCATTATCTACTAATGGTACAGTTTTTTTAGTTTCTTTGTCAGTGAATACACCAAATCTTTGTTTAGTAGATGGTAAAAACCACCCACATTGTTGGTTACCCTTCTCAGGTTCCCACTCATTAGGGAATGCTAAGAGATTAAACCTTTCTGGGTCATAATACATTTCAGAAAATGCAGCAGTTCCACCACCCATGTCTCCACCTGTACCATAAATAATAGGAATACCAATAACATCATCTCCATCTTTCCAGCAAGGCTCAGAAATATTGTATGATTCTATGATATTACTAAAGATACCTGCTTCCTCAAATAGGAAAATAGAGCTACTCATACCTGCAGATGCAAATGAGTTATCTTTAAATGTAATTTTTCTAATATCAGATTGATAACCTACCCATACATCTCTACCATCTTCCATCTTTTGTTGATGTCTAGACTTCACATAGTCTTGAGTATTAGGGTTTCTAGGTTTATACCATACAGTATTTTGATCTAAAAAGTTAATATTATTTAATGTCATAGCCATTGTATTATCTGAGTACTTATTTTCATAAGCAGAGATAATACACTTGGCATTTCTAAAAAAATTGTATTCA